TCCGTTACTATTAAATCAGAATTTTCAAAAGGTATGACATAATCTATGTAAACCTCACCAACCTCTTCTGTTATATCAACACAATAAACAAATTCTTGCCCTGCAACTACAGTAATATTTTTTGTAACACCACAAGCTAAACATATTTCTGTTTCCGGTTTAACTATGGTGTTAGAGGTAAATACATATTCGTGCATATATGGGTCATAACCACCAAGCTTTTGAGTAGCTGAAGCATCAGCAAATAAATCTCTAAACCAACTTCTCATTCCTTGATTAGAAATAACTGTTAGTATTTCATTTTGGGCTGAGCTCCCAGTTAATTTTACAATTACATTTCTTTTGGCATCAGAAAAGTATTTGTTTTCCCCAAACTCTGCAAAACTTTCAGGGTGATTACTTATACCATAATCTTCTATACGAGCTATTTGTGTTCCTAATACTTCAGGGACAGATGTAACTGCACCACCACCCGTTGAATCTGATAATAAGTTTTTGCCTGCAAGAACATAAGATATTTTATCTTCTTGTAAAACTAGTATATCTGTTTCTCTTGCAAACAATATTTCTACATCACCATAAGTTTCTTCCAGAGCTTTAAAGTTTAATAATCCTAAATTAAACTCGTTTAATCTATTTACATTTGATTCGTCATTGTATACACCACTATATGTTAAATCAGCAAACCTATGAGCTGCTTTGTATTCTTCATTTGATGTTGTAAATATTCTATTACCTAAAGAAAAAGAATCTCCTTTAATTGAATCTCTTATTCTATAACTTTCAACTCCATTTCCAAAAGCATAACAGTTTATAAATCCTGTATTCACTTTAGCTGAATCATTAGCAGTTTGGTTCTGTACATTCCCTAAATGAAAATCACCGCTTATATCAAAAGACTCGCTATTCTCATACCATACATCTGGTAAAGCTGGCTCTGGTTCAGTTTCAAATATAAACGTTGAATCAGCTCTAAACACAGTAAATGTAACATCAATTTCAGAACGTTTGTTTGCAGTATCTCCACCTGATTTAGCTCCATTAATAAGTAAGTATATTAAATTGTTTCCATCAGGGTCTTGCGTACTTGTATCTTCGTATAATCTATAATAATAATTTGTATTAGGGTCTGTAGCTGTAGTTCCAAATAAATTTGCATTAGCAATTTCAGTTGCAGTTTTATCTGCAGTGTAAATATTTGCACCTAATGGTGGCGCAGCTACAGAATTTGTAGCAGTTATATATTCATTGTTGATGGTTTCTTGGTCGTCTTTATCTTCAACCCCTGAATTTAAAGTAGAAGAAATGTTGTCTCCATTCCACCACTCAGCCATATTATCATAATCTCTTGAAGCTGTAAAAGTTTTTTCTAGGATATAGTTTTTTCTTGATACACCAGCAGACAAACCACCTTGACCTCCGTTTCTTTGAAACTCAATTTTCATTGTAATTCTTGTTCCTACTGGAACGTCATACACATCATACACTGGAGTTGAACCCGAAGCTTCATTTATAGAAAAGAAAGGAAAAGCAACTACTGGATACTTAGAGGTATTAGTTGCTGCATTAAAATAAGAATCTTCAATTACAGCATTATTATTTTGTACTGCTGAAAAATTTGATGGATTAATTTTCATGTATGTTCCAGCAAATACTTCTACTTCATTTCCAGCAACATCATAAACATCTATAAATCCTTTAGCTTTGTTTTCTTTTTCTAAAACTGTTGCGTAAGCACAACGATTCATAGCACCTCTACCATCAGCCTTAACAATTAATCTATCTCCTGTTTCTACCTTATTAGCATTTTCTCCGTCTAATAAAAAGTAGCTTGCTCCAGTTCCCGAATCTCTATAAACAATATTACTATATACTGTTTGATAAGTTGTTGCAGTTGGTTTTATTACAAATTTATATTTTGTTGCCCAGCTTGGAGCTCTTTGAGTTGTAGGTATTTCAACTTGAATATAGTTTCTTGAAGTTGATAAACTACAAGGCAGGTTAACTGAGTTTAAAGGACTGACTTGAGCAGTTGAAGCTCTGTTGTAATCATCCATATAAACCATACCAATTTCATACCCTCTATTACTATGCAAACTACCAATAGCTGGTGTTTCTTGGAATGTAACAGAAGTATTGGTTAATCTGTAATACACAAAAAGAGTTGAAGATGAAACAGAGTCTAAGTATACTGCCGCTAAAGACTGAAAGCCAATAGTATCAGCACCTACTGAATTATTTAAAATAGCAATTGGCTGGCCTTTTGCACTTCCCGCAGGAACTGTAGTTGCATCTGTAATACCTGTTTGGTCTAAATCATTATAATTTGAATCAAATGCTTCAGGCAAAGCTGCATTAAATTCATCAGTAAGAGTGTTTCCATTAGCTGCATTTGCTACTGTTTGTATAGTTGTTGCCGTTCCAACTTTTTCTACAAAATCAGTGCTTGTTGATAGTTCATAAACTGTGTTATAGTCTTCTATTAATGTATAACTCCAAGTAACAAATAGTGTATCTGTTGGAGGCACTGGTGTAGGCCCTACCCCTACCTTTACTGAATTACTATAAGCAATTCCAAAATTAAATGTAATAGTTGCACCCGCAACAAGCTTTGACCCAGTTAATCCAGTTGCTAAAACAGATGAAAAATCAACCGTCATTACACTATCATCAATATTTATAGGGGGCGGTGTACCAGGTGGCGTTCCGTCAATCGTATAATATCCTTGAGTTTCATTTACTGGTAATGTAGACACAGAAATATTTTCAGATAAAATGTTAGCTGTAAATTCAAAATTAATTTTACTTCCATTAGAATCTTTTAAATCATAACCTTCAGTATAATTACCGTATACCAATCTGTTACCCATTAAAGTTTGAGCTTTAGCAAGCTGAGGAACATTATCGTATGTTCTTAATATTTCTGAATCAGGAAGAACAGTAAATATTTTTCTATTAGTAAATGCTATTGTTCTTTCTTGATTGTCTGTAAAACCTAATTGTTTTTTATTAAAAGTCTCTACTATTTTTATAGTGCTTGAATCTGCTTCTTTAAAAACTACTTGTACATCTGTAACTTTAGAATTACCTGTGTTAAAAGTTATGTTACAAGCGTTTTTAGTGTTAACCATTCCTTCATTAAGATAGCTGTTTGAACTAAAATCAAATATACCCGGTACAAATGCTGGCTCACTAAATTGAGATATAGCAGAAAACTCATTGTTTTCATATTTATATCTATATCCAAAACATAAAAATTTATCTTCTAAAAAAGCGTCTGTAATAGTTGATACAGAAAAAGGTTGAATAGATGGTGCGCTAGTTGGTGGTTTTTTAATAACTAATATATCATCCTCATTAAAACCATCTGTCAATACACCTGGTTGTGGGTCACCATAATTTTCATTGATATTAATTACTCTTGGTGGGTTTGTATTATCAGTAAAAAATAAAAGATTTTCAATCTTATCTACACCGGTGATTAAAAAGTTTGGATTAAAATTTAAAGTAGTGTTTATACCACCGCCGTTATCTATACTTATAACATGGTATATAAGCTCTCCTGTCTCTACATCATAAGAAACAATTAAATCAAGCTTACCTGTTGCTCCTTGAGTAAACGCAGGGTCGTGTACAAACCAGTAAATTACTAGCTGAGCCCCATCCTCAAATGCACCTATACATTTTGCTTGAGAACTTAATTTAGTTCCATCAACGTATTGAAGCTCTGTTAATGGAATATTTCCTTTTGCATTTTCAACAGCACCTATTTCTGATTCTTCAGTAGAACCAAGTCTTACATTCAAAGCATCTACATACTCTCCATTCGGGACAAGCCTTTCATCAAGGCTTTTGTTCATACGGCCCGCTATAAAATTTCTTTGAATGTTTGCCATTTTATTTTAGCCACTTATTCTCACCTCTAAGATTCATAAGCAATCTTGATGGGTGAATGTTACTTAATCTGATTTTAGCATTTCTTAATAAAGCTTGTTTGTTTTTCCTTGCTCTATTAACAATATACTCTTGCACTCCAAATTTACTATTTAAAATAGCATATTGTATGTAAGCGTATATATAATCTTCGAATAATTTATTTACACTTATTTGTGTGTCATCTCCGTTTTCCATACCATCAGAGATATACTGCAATACACATTGCTGATTTGCCATTGTAGAATCAAAATTAATAACACCAGCTTTTTTATCAATAGTAAACGTAGGATTTATATTAGCTGTTTCTGTATTTAAACCATATCTTGCCCCTATCTTGTAATTATATAAGTCATTATCATAATAATATACATTCGGGTTTACATTTTCATCAACCTCATCATTTAAATAAATACTTTTCAGTGAGCCATCTTTTCTTTCTGTATCAAGAGTTGATTCTTTTATTGTTGCATTATTGTCTCCATCATAAGTAAATGTGGATGTTCCTGATTGTACAAAAGAAGTAGCTGATTGAACTTGAATATTTTCAGTAAGCTCTCTTAAAACATTATTTTTTAGTAAATATAACTTAACCCAGTTTACATAATCAGGTGGCAATACAAACCTCAAGTCATCATACACTGTAAGTTCTAATGCTTTAATTTGTTTAAATGCGTCATAATTTAATTCTTGAATACCACGTTTAGCGTGGAATAATATCTTATATCTATTTGTGTTATTAATTAGCTCATGGTTTCCAGCGTACATTAACTGAAAATTATTAACTATATCTGATAAACTAACATACTGATATGACCCCCAATTTGCATCTGTTGGATTTACACCATCGTTTGTATAATATTTTTTTTGATTTATATATGTCATAATTATATATTAGATTGATTTTGTTGCTGCTCTTCTATTTGTCCAAACTGAAATACATCAGCTTCTCTTATCGATATACCTGCATACTGTAATATCTTTGCTACTAAATTATTCGCATCATCAATTGGTAATTCAAAATCCTGATAATCATTTTGTGTCTGGTCAAAAAGTGGCTCACCTCCATAAAGGGTAACATAAGTCCACTTAGGGTCTCTAGGGTATCTTATGTATTGTGCTTGCACATCATTTGCTCCACTAAATGTATTTGGGAAAATTGTAATCTCATCAGCTTCTTGCGTATACGCAGGAAACAAAGTTGATGGTGAAGTTAACAGAGAGCTGTTAAGCATAGTTATTTTACTATGTGTTACTTTTTCTGCTTCACCTTTCAATGTACCTCCAGAAAAACATAACACTTTATTAAGTAAATAATAGTCCGAGCCTGTTGTAGATTGTGATGGTAAGTAAAATACATTTTGAGTTTTTTGTGTTAAAAAAGATGTAACTGAAAATGTATCAATAACTTCTTCGTATCCTTTCTTTAAATCAGCATATCCCGTTCCAGACACTCTTGCGTTTTCTTCATTTATCTGAGTGTTATATCTTATAAAATATTCATCGAATAAATCTAGTTGTGCTTGTTTTGCAAATAAGTTAAAATCACTTGGAGATATATACCCATAGTTATTTTTATTTATTATTGCAAGTACAGTATTTCTTACAGAATTTATCATTTGAAAATGTTTCTACAAAGATACATAAAATAAAAAAGCACCTAGGATTTAGGTGCTTTCTCGCTGTCGATAGTAAAGGAAGGATTAAATTGTTCCTATAGCGATACTAGTAAATACTAGTCCACCATCTTTCGATACTGGTACTGCTGCATTTGTCCAAGAAGTTTCTGCTGCTGTTACAAGAGCTGCATTTACATTCTCACCAAATCCTGAAGTTAATCCAGTTCCAGTAACCGTTAATTTGTGTGTTCCATTAGTAAGATAAATTTCTCCAGCAGTAGAGCTTGCAGTCTCTGCGTAAAGAATTGAATCTGTGTTAATGTGTACATTACCGTCACTTGCTGTATCTAATGTTATATATTTTGCCATGTTAAAAAATTTATGGGTTAAACAAAAAACAAAGTTACGAATTTTTTGCAAGCGTTTTTAAGTGCTTGTAAGATTCAAGGCCTTCGTCGCTTTGAAAGAATGATGCAATGATAAACATAGGGTCTTCTCCGTATGGAATATTACACATTTTCTTTTTATTAGATGGAGTGTTATACCATACTTCTTTGTTTTTGTTCCTTAGCTGCAACAAGTTCTTATCAATCATTGTCTGAATTGTTGCATTCAATTTAAGCATAGGGTCTTTTAATAACATTAAGAATCCTTTAGGGTCTCTTTTAGCAAAAACTAAAATATCTCTTCTAAGTTCTGCTGTACTCACAGTAGTAACATCTCTTTGAAATAATACCCTAGCTACGTTTTCAACTTGTTCTACATCAAGCTGTCTTGCTTCAATAAGAGCATCGACTTCTGCATTTAAGTTGTCTACTAAATCTTGAGCTTCTTTTTTCTTGTTTATCTCTGTAAATATTGTTCCGTTACCAGGATGATAACTTAAAAACTTTTGCAGTACTTGATTTGTTCTAGGAACAAATAAAAAACCATCTTCAAATACGATAGGCTCAAGTATAGCGTTATCATCTTGCTCATCTTGAAAAGGAGAGTTTTGGTTTCTTGCATATCTCAGGGGTCTATTTACTCCTGTGTCTTCATCAAAATATAATAAAGGCACACGATTAGTATGTCTTGATGCTAATATTAATGATAAAGGAGCTACCTCTCTTGTGAGCTTGTATGCTTTATCTTCTAAATTTAACTTAGGTTTTGTGGATTTTACTTTAACAGTATCCACTTTTTTTGTGGAAGTTTTATCTTTTTTCATTTGATTTAATTTAATTTAAAATTTAAAAAAGGGGCGTATTGCTACACCCCTTTGAATTAATTATTACTGATTGAATATAAAGAAGTTGTTTGCACCTAATGTACATACAGCTCTTTCACTCAAGAAGTTTACTTGCATGTTATCGATATCGTTAGTCGCAGCACCACCAGCAGAACCAGTAATCCACGTCTTAT